AAGCTCCCTACACTACTAAGTATCTTGCAAAGCGCAACAAACAGCAAAATTAAGATTGAAATGCAGAGGAATAAAATTGCTAAAAGAATATAACACTGACGTTCAAGAACTTTTCTTGCGAATGATGGTTACTAATGCGGAGTTGTATACTCGTGTTATGAACATCATGAATCCTCAAAACTTTGATCGTAGATTACGTCCAGTTGCAGAATTCATTGTGGAGCATACTACTAAGTACTCCATCATGCCCGATCCTACGCAAATCAGAGCAACTACAAGTGAAACGATTGAACATATTCCTGAACTTGATCAGGGGCATTATGATTGGTTCTTGGAAGAATTTGAAGCATTCACTAAGAGACAAGAACTTGAACGTGCAATTCTTAGCGCGGCAGACTTGCTTGAAAAGGGTGAGTTTGATCCTGTTGAAAAGCTAATCAAAGATGCAGTTCAAATCAGTCTACAGCGTGATATGGGTACTGACTACTTCTCCGACCCACAAGAACGATTGAACAAGTATTTCAATCAAGGTGGTCAGGTGTCTACTGGTTGGCCGCAGCTTGATAGAGTCATGTATGGTGGTATGAGTCGCGGTGAACTTAACATCTTCGCAGGTGGTTCTGGTTCTGGTAAGTCGCTTGTCATGATGAACATCGCACTCAACTGGCTTTCTCAAGGACTCAGCGGTGTCTATATCACGCTTGAACTTAGTGAAGAATTGACTTCGCTTCGTACTGACGCCATGCTTACAAGTATGAGTACGAAAGACATTCGCAAGAACCTAGAAGATACTGCGTTGCGAGTCAAGATGAACGGCAAGAAGATGGGTCAGTATCGTGTTAAGGCATTGCCTGCGCAGTCTAATGTGAACGCTATTCGCAGCTACATCAAGGAAGTGCAGATTCAGACAGGTATCAAGATTGACTTTGTTATGATTGACTATCTTGACCTTGTTATGCCCGTCAGTATTAAGGTTAATCCAAACGACCAGTTCATCAAGGACAAGTATGTATCAGAAGAACTTCGTAACTTGTCTAAGGAGCTAGGCATTCTTATGATTACTGCTTCACAGTTGAACCGTTCGGCTGTTGAAGAAATTGAATTCGATCATAGTCATATCGCAGGTGGTATTTCAAAGATTAATACTGCGGACTATGTGTTTGGTATCTTCACTTCACGTTCTATGCGTGAGCGCGGCAAGTATCAGATTCAGTGTATGAAATCTCGTAGTTCTACTGGTGTTGGTCAAAAGATTGATTTGGAATACAATATTGATACTATGCGTATTACTGATGAAGACCCAGAAGAAGGAAGGACTCATACGCAGACTCCAACACAACTTATGAATCAAATCAAAACTACGAGTTCAGTAAGTGAAACTGTTAACAACCTACCTACTACAGAAGCTAAGGTAGTATCAGATGTACAAGGTGCAAAGCTAAAAACATTATTAAATTCCCTCAAGAAAAACTAAAGGTTGAATAAATATAATATAGGATCTTTACTTATTATGCAAAAGAAAACCAAAAGCCTTCTTGAGGAACTACAGTCATTTGGTGACACAAGAGATATGAATCATATCATTGAATCTCGTGCATCAAATATTATTACTAGTGCTATCAATTTAATTGAATTGATGCAGAAACAATATCCTTCCGAAAAGGCTGAACTTCTTGAAAAGAAGCTTTTGAGCGCAATCAAAAGTAAAGATCAGGCAAGATTCACTAAGTCTTTGAGGAAGAAAAATGAAAATTAACGAATTCAAGCAACCAAAAAAAATTGATGAAGTTTCTAGTTTAGCAGGCGCTATGTTCGGTGAGGTGCCAATGTCAGCACTGAAGGGTATGTTTACTGGTAAAGGTGGAAAGCAGCAATTAGCACAAGATATCTTTCTAAGAGATTTTTATCAAGACGCAATAACCTCATTAGACAACGGAATAAAAAGCGGATATGTTGATAAAAATAAACCGTACGGCACTCCGTCAAATACACAATCCGGTACTGCAACAGATCCTAATGCTAATTTTGGTAATGCAACACCTCAGAATGTTGGCCCCGCATCAGGAGCCGCAGGTGCATCAGGAACCGCAGGTGCATCAGGAACCGCAAGTGCATCAGGAACCGCAAGTGCATCAGGAACCGCAAGTGCATCAGGAGCTGCCGGTACAAGCGTAGCCCCAACGAATACTACTAATGCACTAAACGCACCAACTTTAGCTCAACGAGGTACAAACGTAACTACGAAAGCAGGTACAACAGGCGCAACCGGATCCATTACGACAGGTGGCCCAAGCGCACCCGCTACTTCTACTACTGCTCCTAAGCCAGGTGCACCCGCTACTTCTACTACTGCTCCTAAGCCAGGTGCACCCGCTACTTCTACTACTGCTCCTAAGCCAGGAACAGCAACAACGACGCCGGCAGGAACCTCTTCATCGGCCCGACCCCCAATATTCACCGGGCCACCAGCAAAGCCAGGAACACCGGCAGCAACACCCGCTGCAAAGCCAGGTGCACCTGCTACCCCCACTACTGCTGCAAGACCCGGTTCACCTACCGCCCCCGGCACACCTCCTGCCGGTAAAACTCCGACTGCTACTCCAGCGCCGGCTACAAATCAACAAAACCAACAATACAAGTGGGCTCCTAAAGGAATGAAGATTACACCAAACACTCCGTTGAGTAGTTTGGGAGCAACCGGTAAATTAGCTGAGTCTACCTATCACAACCTAAATAATATCTTTGAAAGCGTGATTTCAGAAATGGAAGGCGGCAATGATGCAACTGTTAGTATTACAGATCACATGCTTGAATGGTTTGGACAATACATGGATGGGGCTAATTGGGAAAGTAAAAAAGCTGCTGTAATTCCTCAAATTAAAAAGATTCAAGACACTTATAAGTCTGACGGAGGAAAAGCAGCAATAAAGAGTTTAGCTAGATTCGCCTATTCTATTACAGGACAGCGTGGCGGCGGCGGAATGCCTGCTGGAGCGAAAAATGCAGTACAGAATACTACGGGAGTTCAGCCAGGTGGCGGTCTAACTAGTGAACAATTAGTAGCCGCACTAGCTTCACTGCCGAAGGAAGAACAACAAAAAGTAATTCTACAAGTGCAAAGGCAAAATGTTAAATAATGACAATTTTATCTGAAGGTGGGGCAATGCCCGGTGTTGGCGCAATCCATGTTGATGAGATTGAACCCACATTGGATAGCCTAGAAAAGATTTTAGGTATTGACCTAAAAAATAATGTCTTGGGCAGCGTAGGTAAGAAAGAGTTCTCTGGTGATATTGATATTGCACTACAAATTGACGCAGAAGATATTCCTGATTTTGTAGAAAAACTAAAAAATATTCCTGAGGTACTTGACATTGCCAAAAGTTCTGTTATCATGACTAAAGTTAAGATTGCAGATTATGACCCTAACAAAAAAGTAGAGGGCAAGCCGAGAACAGGTTATGTTCAGGTAGACTTTATGCCCGGAGATCCGGGTTGGTTGAAGACATTCTATCACGCTCCTCACGAGAAAGATAGCAAGTATAAGGGCGTATTCAGAAACATTCTTATCTCAAGTATTGCAGCACATCTTGATCGGCAAGAGTCAGAACAAAAGATTGCAGATGGTAGACCAGCGCAATCTCAGAGATATATGTGGAGCCCTACAGACGGTCTAATCAGAGTATTAAGAACTCCTGAACCTAACAAGAAGGGTGATGGATATACCAAGAAGAATAATAACAAAATCATTGATGGTCCATACAAAGATCCAAATGAGATTGCCGATGTATTAAAGCTTGACAGCGCAGATGACTTGTATTCGTATGAAACATTGCGTAAAGCTATGGATAAGAACTATTCACCTGATTTAGTTAATGTTATACTTAAAGACTTTGCAGAAAATTCTATAGTAAAAGATGTAGGCGTACCTACTGATATCAAGCTTAGCGAGAGTGTCGGTTCAAGTGATTGGTTTAGAACACTATTGGATATCGTAAAATGAAAATCGTAGAAATTCTAAAAGAATCAATCTATCTGACTGAAGCTGCAAATCCTCGCACCCCACACCCTGAAGACTCAGTTTTTGCTGGCTCGGGCGCTGCTAAAGATGCAGTTGATTCAATGTATTATGTCATTGATAATCCAGAAACTCTCACTATTAAGTGGGACGGCTTCCCTGCATTGATTTTCGGCTACAACGACAAGGGACAATTCACTGTATCAGACAAGTATATGTTTGACAAAGGTTCTGAGTATCTAGGCACAAGTCCTAAGTTTTGGCAAGAGTATGATGCAAGTAGAGGCAAGAGTCGTCCTGAACTATATCAGAAGTTAAACAATATTTGGGATGGACTAAAAGCTGCTGTTGGAAGTAGCAAAGGCTTCTTTTGGGGAGACTTAATGTGGGGAGACCAACTAGCCGATCAGAATGGCAAGCTAGTATTCAAGCCAAACACTGTTACATACGCAGTACCTGCTAACTCTGAGTTGGGTAAGACTATCGCAGGCACCAATGGTGGCGTAGCAGTTCATCAATACTTCAGTGAAGTCGGAGGCAAACCTTCACCCTGGAATGGTCAGGGTCTAGAGGGAAATAACGAAGTCGCTATTCTTACTCCTAACATGGGCATTGACTTTAGCTTGACTGCACCCAACAATGAAGTATCTAAAGTAAATCAAGCACTGTCACAGAATGGTCAGTTAGATGACTTCTTATCAGGTATGGATGGTGTTGCAAGAAACGCACTACAGAAGTATCTAGGACATATTGCAACTAATCAAACTAATCTTCCAATAGATCAATGGTTACAAAGCAATGTCAGCGGAAAGCAATATCGTTTCTTAGTGGGTGACGGTGATGGCTATCTTGTCAAGAACAAGAAACAGCTTGACGCATTGATGAACTTGTATTTTGCTATCGCCAATCTCAAGAATAGTTTGGCTGCTCAATTAGAGCAACAGGTTCAGGGTGTAGAACAGTCTATCAACGATAGACCTGGCGGAGAAGGATTCGTGTTCAATACACCTAACGGACTAGTCAAATTAGTCAACCGCGGTGGCTTCAGTGCTGCACATTTTGGTAAGAAAAAGTAATCCAAAACCAAGTTTTTTTCGTTCAGGCATAAATAATAGTATGAGCTTCGGCTCACTTTTATACAAGGAAAACGAAAATGGCACAATTCACAAGAGTAAACGGTGACTTCCAGCAAGTCATGAACTATGACGCTCCTGCGTACACCAACGAAGGTTCAACTTCAGCAATTGATTCTGCTGTAACTGTACAGCCTCAGGGTCCAAAGCTTGAGTTCTTCACCATCACTGGTAACGGTTCACAGGTAGCTGACAACATCAATGCAGTATTCCAGACTGTTCAGCAGCTTGCAACTGTATACATGTATGAGTACACCAACGCAACTGACGATACACTAGCAATCGCTGTATATCCTGTACAGGCTTGGACTACAACTACACTTGACGATGCACTTTCAAATGCATGGTCTTCAGCAAACGTTGCTGTAACTGCAACTGCAACTTTCACTAACTAATAGTTAGTAAAACTAATATAAGGAAACCCGGAGATATTAATTTATCTTCGGGTTTTTCTTTACTCTAAATACATACATGTCACATCGTATACGCTGCTATACACTATTTGATATCACTCAAACAGGCATTCTTAATAGGTCAAAGCCTACTGAGGATGACGTTCAAGAATGGATTCAGAAAAGAAATACTCAGTGTAATTTTGATACGATACTACAAGTTATATCTCTTAGGTCTCAGCCGGATAATGTGAAAGTTCCGATTAGATTTGAAATGGAAGAATCCGATCTAAATAGGTTTGGTTTCTTGTTTGAAAATAGTGAAACATCTCCTGCATATTGTTGGAGGTTTGATTTTGAAGTACATCATTCAAGTGTTTTTGAAAACGGTGTAATGCCATTTGGTGCATTATACAAAGACTGTGAAGGAGTTCCAATGATAAACTGTCCAACTCAAATAAGCGGCGTCACTTCGTTTCTTGACATTACTGCCGAGCTACAAAACATATACTTTGAGGCATTATGATTAATTTTCGTGCATCCAAATTAGCTAAGTTTTTTGATAAAGAACTTAGAGACGCTAAAAAAATGCTGATAGTAGCAGGACCAACGGGATACGAGCTATTCGGTAGATTCAAGATTGAACCTGGAAAAGAATGCTTTTTCGTATCAGACATTCAATATGACGAAAAGGTAGAATTGTCATCACTGAAACATGCGGTTGCTTGGTGTATATTAGCTGACTGCGGTAAATATCATCAATCACGCAGACTGCATTTCTTAGACTTAAAACTACTCAGTTTAGCAACTGACACTACGATTCATCGCAAAAAATTAAAATCTGCAAGCACAGACTATGATAGGCTCTTGTATAAGATAAAGTTGCAGGAAGACTTTCATAGAAGAAAAACAGTCATTAGCGAGATTGAAACTTACATAAAGAATTCAAAAAACCTTCATGAAGTAAAAATGACTCCTAAGAAACAGAGAATTTTTAAATACCAATGATAAATACTATATCAACACGGAAGAATAACCTATGAGACTTACTGATTTAGATAATAAAAACACCCAAGTGAAAGCATTGAAAGAGAACTTTTCTATGGACTTTGATGTATCATCATTGGACAAAGCAAAGACTGCTGCTATGCTCAGCAAGGTTAAGAAGCTTATCGGTGAATCAAAAAGATCACCTGAGTTTCACAGTGCGCAGCACAACCCTGCATACTTGAAGCTAATATTCATGGAGCAAGCTTTGAATCAGCACATGAGCGTAGCAAAGAGCCCTCGTATCGTTCTAGAAAACGAAGAAGTTGAAAAGTCACAGGTAATCCTCGCCGCACAAGACATGATTGACACTGTACAGAAAATGTACGAAGATGTAAACGACATGCTTGTTAAAGAACTTCCTGCCCTTGTTGATTCAATTCAGAGTGAGATTGGTGTGAACGAAAGCGAGTCATTTAGTCAATCAGCTAACCAAGCATTGACTACATTGAACGCTTCACTACAGGAAGCTCAGACTGCACTTAAGGGTGCATTAGGCGGACTAACCGGTCAAGGCGCAGGCGATGCATTCGCAGCAGGCGAACCTGAGATGGATTCAGCTATGGGTGCAGAGATGGGTGCTGATTTAGGCGCTGATGCCGAAGCAGCATTGAACGCACCTGAAGGCGGACTTGATCTTCCCCCTCTTCCAGATATGGATGACGAAGAAGAAGCTCCACTAGCAGCGGCAGGCCGCGCAAAAAGATAATGTTTCTTTTTGAATTTGATCAGGACCGCGCTCTTGTATCGAAGATCGTGACCCTGACTAGTCAGCTTGAACAAGATTTGGAAGACGGTAACATCGGGCCCGGTTTTACCGTCGACCAGCTTTTAGATTACTTCCAAAAATATGATGTTATCTTAGACGTTAATGATCTTTACAACATGATTAAGGTTCCACCACTCAAAACTGTTATTAAGAATATTCAGGGCGACGAAGTTGTTTTTGTTGGGCAAGAAGAATCTAAGAAAACATACGATGCTCCTGAGGGTGACGATAAGAAAACTGTTGCTCAAATGGCTAAAAGAGCAATGAAAATTTAACCATAACTGTTGCTTTCCTACAACATTGTGCTATTATGATATATGGCATTAATTAACAAATTCCCCTACAAAGAAATGAAGCGTGAAACGACTACAGAAGGTCGTAAGTATGTTGCCCCTGACGGCGAGAAGCTTCCAAGCGTCACTACTATTCTTGACGCAACTAAACCAATTGAAGCAAAGAAAGCATTGATTGAATGGCGCCGCAGAGTCGGTGAACAAAAAGCTAAAGAAATCACCGCAGAAGCTGCCGGAAGAGGCACCAGAATGCATAAGTATCTTGAGAACTATGTTCTTAAAGGAGAAACTGGTGAGCCCGGAAGCAATCCGTATAGCAAGCAATCACATCAGATGGCGCATACAATCATATCTCAAGGCTTATCCAACTGCCCCGAGTTCTGGGGTACAGAAGTATCTCTATATTTTCCTAAAATTTATGCTGGGACCACAGACTTAGTTGGCGTTCACTTGGGTGATGAAGCAATTCTTGACTTCAAGCAAACAAACAAGCCCAAGAAGCGTGAATGGATTGAAGACTATTTCCTACAATTAACAGCATATGCAAACGCACACAACGAAGTGTATGGCACAAAGATACGCAAGGGTGTAATCCTTATGTGTAGTGCTGATAATCAGTATCAAGAGTTTATCGTAGAAGGCAATGAGTTTGACGAATGGTCAGATCGTTGGTGGAAGCGAGTAGAGGAATACTACACCAAGTTCCTCTAACCAAGCATAAATAAGTGTAATCGGATAGGTAAAGATTACACTTATGAGCATTATTCAAATCTCAAAAATACAGCAGCGTTCGGGTAATATCGTAGACCTGCCTCAATTAGATGAAGCTGAGTTCGGCTGGGCTTCTGATACTAAACAACTTTTTATTGGTAAAACCACTCCCAACGAAAACATTGAAGTTCTTACTTCCTACTCTCAGATAAATTTCGATCAGATTAACGGCTCTGTGGGCAACTTGAATATCAGCAACATTAGTGTTGCTGACGGGCAAGTTTTAGCGTATGACGGAAACAACTGGGTAAACAGAGGTGGAAACGCAGGCGGACTGATTAACTTAGGTGAAGTTTCTAATGTCAAGATTTCAGGCGGTGCAATTGGCTACGTTCTTGAAACTGATGGATTAGGCAACTTATCTTGGACTCCTAAATCCACTATCATATCGTTCATTCAAAATGTATCAAAAGCTAATCCAGCAATAGTTACAACAACACAAGACAACTTCTTTACTGACGGAACAAGAATTACTATTACCGGCGCTCAGGGAATGACGCAACTTAACGGTAATACGTATTATGCAAATGTATTAACTGCTAATACGTTTTCTCTTTATGCTAACTCAGACTTGTCTGGGCCAATTAACTCTACTGGATTTTCTACTTACGCATTTACTTCTGCCGCAAGCACTACTGCATCCACCAACGTCATTACAATAGGCGACTCATCACTATTTTCACTGAACCAAGAAGTAGAATTTGTAGGTAACTTGGGCAATAGTACATTAGAAAACAATGTTCCCTACTACATTAAAACTAAGCCAAGCGGCACTTCAATTACCGTTTCAGAAACACTACTGGCAAATGGTACCGCTGGTGATGTTAAACCGCTGGTAACAGCAACATTGACAGGTGCTAATGTTTATGCTACAGGCGGCAGAGCTATTGCTACTGTAAGTGGCGGAGGAGGTTCGTCCGCAGCCGCAGGTGTTGAGGGGTCAATTCAGTTTTACGGTGGAGGTATCTTAGCTGCCGATGCAGACTTAAATTGGAATTCTGTTTCCTCACCAAAGACATTGACTGCTACAGGCAATATCAACACCGGAAACGTGAGTGCAACCGGAGTCATTACTGCGCCTCAATTAACTTCAAACATCGCAACAGGCACTGCACCACTAACAGTCACAAGTACTACACGGGTTGCTAACTTGAACGTAGACAGAGCTAACGTTAGTGATTTTGGTACAGTTACTAATCAAACTACCGGAACGTTTTTCCCAGTATTAGTAAACAGCAGCGCAACCGGAAATCGTGCGTTAGGTGCTAATGCAAATATCTCATTCAATGCTGCCACAGGGGCATTGACTTCCACTCTATTTACGGGTACACTAACTACCGCTGCTCAACCAAACGTTACAAGTTTAGGTACACTAACGTCACTAGGTGTCAATGGTACTATCACTGGTGTTAATATCACTGCCAACACAGGTGTCTTTACTGGTAACGCTAGCGGATTATCTGAGATTAATGCAAGCAACTTATCAAGTGGGACTGTTCCTACAGCAAGACTTAGTGGTAGCTATCCAATTACTGTCTCAAATGCAGCACAACCAAATATCACGAGTGTTGGTACGTTAACTACACTTGCTGTTTCAGGTACTACTGGTGTAGTGTCTACTGACTCTTCGGCAGCCGCTTCAATTACTAAGATAATAAGAGCGGTAAATGGTACTCAGGATATTGCACTTATTCCTAGAGCGGGCGCTGGATCATACAATACCTTGACCGCAGCGGATGATGCATTAATTACTTTTGCTAACTCATCTGCACAAGGTAACGCTAACCTAACTATTGCCCCATGGGCAAGCGCAAACACAGGCATTAGAATACAATCAGTATCAAATACTGCAACAATCTTCTTAAATGCATCAACTACTAATGTCAGTGCGGCTTTAAATGTAGCCGGTACAATAACTGCCCCTGCATTTACTGCTAACACGGGTGTGTTCACTGGCAATGGTTCCGGATTAACAAATCTAAATGGTTCAAATGTTACCGGCACTGTAGCTAGTGCAACAAGCGCAGGGTCTGCTACTACAGCAGGTACAGTAACAACGGCAGCACAAGGTAATATTACAAGTGTTGGTACACTAACTGGATTAACTACCTCAGGAAATACTTATTTAGGAACCGCCAGCACAAGCAACGTTGGTATAGGAACAATCTCTCCCGCTACAAAACTTCACGTATACAGTGATGACGGTAATACCCCTGTTACTCTTACGCAAAATTTTGCAGGAGCCAATGCTGCATTTACTGCATTAGGAATAACCCAAGGTGCTTCGTTCGGTGTTAGAGATACAGGAACATATGTAACCAGTACAAGCGATACTATATTTTATTACAACACTTCTGAAACTGTACGCATTCAAGCAACTGGCAATGTTGGAATCGGTAACGCAGCACCAACTCACAAGCTCTCAGTTAATGGTACCGCTGCGATAAGCACTTCTCTACAAGTAGCAAATATCACAACAGGTGCAAACACTACTGCTGGTTCAATTACAGGTAACTGGACACTCACAGCAGGTTCTAGAATGCAAGCTACTTACGCTGACCTTGCAGAATACTACGAAGCCGATGAATCATACGAGCCGGGTACTGTATTGATGTTCGGCGGAGAAAAAGAAGTCACTCTTGCAGATGACGGTACGAGTAGAGTAGCTGGCGTAGTTTCTACTAACCCAGCATATGTGATGAACTCTACGTGTCCCGGACTATTGACAGCAGTAGCACTACAGGGTCGTGTACCGTGTAAAGTTCGCGGTAAGATTAGTAAAGGTGATATGCTCATTTCAGGTGGTAACGGATTCGCAAGACCAAATCAGTTCCCGTCTATGGGTACAGTCATCGGTAAAGCATTAGAAAACTTTGATGGCTATGAAGGTGTCATTGAAGTAGCAGTTGGAAGATTATAAGGATAATAAAATGGCATCATTCATTCAAACACCAGGCAGTTCAAGCGCAAGAATAGGACCACTTGCAACAGACAAAGTGAGAATTGCAACTACCGGTTCTGCTATCGCAGTTAATGTTGGCAATAGTGCTGTTACTGCTAATCTTACCGCATGTGAAATCATTCCTGCCAACTCAGTAGATAATAGTTATATTGTTGGTCAGGGTAACTATCTTGCTTATATTAATGCAAATGGTACTGCCGCTGTATTTTCAGTAACAGAATTAGGTATGCCACACGCTGTTACAGGCACCGAATAATTTCGCAATAAAGCTAAATACATTGTAACGTTCTCAATGAGGAGAACTTATGCAGTACCCACTGCGTAGCGAATAGAACTCGCTTTTCAAAGGAGAAAACAAATGGGTAGACCACTAAAAATTGCTAAATCACAGGCAGTCATTACTATTACTGCAACTGCTGCTGCAACGGATATCGTAACAACTTCAGCAAACTTCACTAATCTCGGCATCATTGCAGGTATGCCATTCGTAACCGCATCTAACGTTGGCGGACTAATCGCTGGCACACTCTACTGGATTCTTCAAGTAGTAAATGCCGGTGCAAACAGTACATTTACTGTTTCTGCAACTCCACTAAACGCTAACCCAAATTCAACTAAGGTTGACTTATCATCTACTTCAGGTCAAACTATTGCAACTACTGTTGCTCCTGTTGATATGTATTTCAACAATCCACTAGGACCACAATGGCCAGCAACAAACGCAAACACTTACTCAGTAGTCGGTGGTAACACTGCACAGTTCGGTAAGCAAGTACTTTGCAATGTTGGATTCGGTGTTCAAGGTACAGGTACACAATTAGCAAGTACAAGTAGCAATGTTGTAGTTGGTTTAGGTACTGACTTTGCTAATATTGCTAATGGTACAATTATCTTTGCTCAGTATGGAACAAAAGGTTACGGTGCTAATACAGTAATAGGAACAGGCGCTGTAACATTAGTAGGTACAGTTGCCGACAACGTCGGTGATGTAACAGTAGCAGTCGCTAACTCAACTGCAACAGGTAACGTCATTCGCACAAGCGGAAATGCACAGACACTCGTGTTAGACGGCGCAGTAACTTTTGATACCGCATTCGGCGGACTATCAGCAGATACACCTTACTTTGTTAAAACAATCGCCAATGCGACAGCATTCACTGTTTCTGCAACACCAGGTGGCGCACCACAAGCAGTTACATCAAACGCAAGTGTAACAGCAAATGCTATTCAGCAACAACTAGTGTTAGATGATGTTGCGGCAAATAATAGCACAGGTGTAAGTGGTGCAGGTGATACATTCATTCAAGTATTACCAGAAGCAGGCTACATTGTCCGTCAGAAGGGTAAGCAGAAGTATCTCGTAACAGGTACTACAACTGGACTAACCGGTGCTTGCTTCACAGCTAACGTTGCTAACACTGCATTGCTTCCAAACACAATGACAATCACTGCAACTTATGCAAATAGCTCAACTGTTAAGGTTCAGAGCTTGAGCGATCACACTGGTGAATTGTTCACTGCAACATCAGGTCCAGTTGCAACAGGTAACATCGTGTTCCCGAACGCTGCACCCGCATTTGCAACCTTCAATGCTGCCGCTGCTGCTAACACAGTTGGGGCACAGCCTTACCCGCTTGTACAAATCGGCAACGCATAAGGAATAAACAATGGCTCAGGCTTCGGCAGTTCAAAAACTTAAGCAGACTGAGACCGAAATTGCGGTCCTTCAGGTACAGTATGGATATCTCAATGAAAAATGTGACGATATCAAAACTGGCCTGAAGGACTTGACAACTCACATTGACAATCAAACAGAAGCTACGCACAACCTTATCAAAGAGTTCCAAGAAGAAAATAAAAAGCAACACGACGAAGTAAACGAGAAAATCGCTTCATTTGAAAAGTGGCGCTGGATGCTTATGGGAGCAGGTGTGTTAGCAGGCGCTATAGGATGGCCCACATTATCAGCACTTCTTGGTATGTAATCAAGTAAGACTGTTCAACTTTTCAATCACAATATCAATATTCACAGTAGAAAATAATCCAGGGTGTAATGGTTTAGGATATAGACCAGACTTTACCCACGCATAGCCTACGTGTTCGTGATTTAATTTAGGAATAAATTCTTCTTCAATTTGACAGAAAAATGTATGATATGTGAAGTTTCCATTCACGAATTTTTGAATAGGAATAATCTTTAGATCAGAAATGTCAAATTGCATTTCTTCAAAGCATTCTCTTTTTATCCCATCAGACAACGTTTCATCATTTTCTATTCCGCCACCTGGGATACTCCACATAGGAGTTTGCTTGTCATTTCTCAATAAGTATAGAAAGCTATTTGTTACTGAACTATAGAAGAAAACGCCGGCAGCTTGTTTTGACATATTAGATAACGATACTGTAATCGCCTTCCCCGTACCATCCTTCATATGACTTGACCCACATGCCTTCAGTAGGTGCATATCTATATTGAATATTAGTAGTTAAATTCGTTACAAATTGCACGGTAGTTGCCTCTTCAGCAGAAAATGCAACTTCCCATTGATTAGAATTAGCATTATATTCTATGATATCATTGGCTGCTGCAACTAAATCTCCCCAAGCAACAGTAGAATCTTCGTCATATCCTATATCTTCAACTATAAGATATCTTACATTTGGCCAAGGTCCCGGCAATCCAGCATTAGGACCAGTCAACTGAGGATTAATGATTGCGTTAATTGGTTCAAGTGTGTTTTGTGGTAGAGTATCTGGGTCAATATTATAAATCAAGAATCTATCATCAACCGGGTTAGGTACAATCGTGCCAACAATATCATCTTCCATATATGGGTTCTGTAACCAAATCTGACTGATACCTGGCTTAATTGCTCCATAAACGTTCAATAAGCTTGTCCAATACAAGTCTGTATTCGGATTCACTGGCTGTTCTAGTGAGCTATTAGGCGGATAGAATGCAGTAGCTTGTGGAAGCAACTGTAATTGATTGCCCAACAATAATAGTTTATAACCATATGGGCTAATCTTTTGTCTAGTTCCAAGCAACAAGTCTTCATCTTGAATATCATCAAGTGCTGCACCCTTAAAGATACTTGCAATAACTTTATGAATGACACCCATCTTCTTGAGCTTACTGGCAGTAGTGAGCCATATAGGCATATAGAACTTCCAAGTCATAACATCAATTGGGTTGCCTGTTCCCTGAGGAATTTGTCTGCTGGTAAAAGTTATACCATCTTGGAATACTGCACTCAGCGAAGTCCAGTCAACAAAGTTATCAGTGCTTTGCAGTTCTAATGCTGGATTGAACAGCGTACCTAATTGTTCAATGATTTCTAACTTTTGATTGTAGTTAGTAGTCCAAAAATCAACAGTGATTCTTAGTGTATATGGAACTGGCATTAATCTTTCAACAGTGAATGCTTGTCCTTGTGTTGTCTCATAGCTTTGAGTATCTTGATTATATGCTCGTTGACGAACATTAACCTTATCAACGAATGTTGGGTCTTGTGTCCACTTTTGATTATACTCTAGTCCACTGATATAGTAAGTAATCATTGGTGCAGAGGGCAAGTTACTTGCACTGTTGTTAGCAATGATAGTGCTTGCTTGTCTGCTTGCGTCACCATACATAATTGGCACACGAAGAAGAATATCGTTACCATTTGGGTCTTTGCCCTTAGTTACGTACCAGTTACTAAAGATTTTAGCAAACTGAATTAAGAACCTTCTTATTTGATTATCGTAAAAATACTGTGCCATCTATTATACTTCCGGGGGTACTGGGTCAAGAGCAGGTCGCAGCACAGATGATAGTGGTTGTGCTTGAGGAACAACTTCTTCAGTGTTATTTAGATAGATTTCACCCTGGTTGTTAATAAAGCCTGACAGCAATGACTTGTCGTCCGCAGTAAATCCAGTATCAGTTCTTACATTCTCGCTTATACGAATCCATAACTTTCCGTCCCAACGATATAGCAATTGAGGCATGTAATCAATGCGTAAGAAATAGTCACCTACTTGTGGATTTTGCGGGAAACTGATTCCAGCACCTACGGGGAAACCATTTGGTGCTTCGCCGTCACCTGTCAGATAACCTGTGCTGTATCCAAACGTTCTAGGACTTGATCTAGTGATATACTGGAATCTAGGATCACAGTCTGCACGATAGTCCATTTGCTGAGTGATATCACCGGTAAAGCCAGGAGCCTCAGGATTCTGATCAGCAGTAGCGTATGTATTATCAGCGGTACCGTATGGCCCTGTGATTATTCCTAATGACTGTACTGCTAATGATTTAGTAGTTTCTACTGACCCAGAACCGCCCTCAGTGCGAACAGGAGCTTCTTCTACCATATTCAAACTAGTTTGAACAAATTTGTCAAGCTTGTCTTCAAAATGGTCCATGTCAGCGGTCATGTCCCAAATACTTTGCAGTGCTTCTTTTTTGATCTTGATGCCGACACTTGGAGTCTTGTACTTTGAGCTACGCATAAACACGACGGTACCTTCTACGGGAACCTCAGTGCCTGTATTGCTTGAAGTGATTACGTCAACAGGCGGAGCGGGCTGATTGGTTTGATCAGACAGCACATTGTTAGCTTTGTATCTACCATATGTGGGTACAATATACAACTTGCTCGTATCGTATCCGGCTTTGGGGACTAGTCTCTTAGCTTCTTCAAGCTGTGCATTGTTGATTGCTATGTTCTTATTGTAGGTTGATAATATGTCAGCAAGATTACCATTAGTAATCTCTTTCCAATATGTTGAATTAGGTGGGGTGACACCCGCCGGGACCTCAATGATAGATTCATAGAGCTTATCACCAAAGTTAATTGTGTAGCCCGGCGGATATGTTTTGTCTTTGTCCCAATTACCGAGATAGTTATCTTGATTAATTGGTTCTTTGAGAATGTCGCTAAATTCTTCACTGTTAACAAGTGGTTCACACTTGATACGCCATAAATGGGGATACCATGTCTGTGTAAAACCTTCACTTGCATAGTTTGCATCGGTAATTTGATAGAATCGTTTCAATGCAACTGGGATAGTCTCATTAAGAGGATTGTAGTCCAACAAGTGTGGTAGTTCCAGTACGTCACCGACCATAAGTTTTCTACCTACAATGTCTATCATATCATTATAGTGGACAGTGATAAAGATTATATCATTATTCAAGAACAACCCAAATTGGCTTAAGTCAAAGTCTAAGTTTTGCACGTTGTAGTGACCGCGCAAGCGATAGATGTTCTTATCATATACTCTATCACGGTTCTCTAAGAACAGCAAGTCTTGGATGTTTAGTGGACTTAGTACATCATAGTTTGGCTGAGTATAGTCAACACTAGTATCGCCGGTAGCTGGGCCTAGATACTTGTGAATGTACAAGTCAGTCCCGCCCACAGTGAATTGTTCGGATATCGTTCTATCTAGGAATCGATAGTCGTTTTGTTTGTTCGAACGGTATAAACTAAGCTTTGGCATATAGTTATTTATCGGAAAAAAAAGGTTGACACTGGTTACCCTTTTTGTTATAACGAATGAATCAACAACAGAAATGAAAGGTTGATCGAAATGAAATTAGTCCCAGCCGAAAAACTTATTATTCCTATGGAAGACCGTCCTCGTTGCATCGAAGAAGGGTGCGACGAACCTGGGCACCACACTGGTAGATATCGTAAATCAGACGGCATGCCATATTTTCGTACTCGTTGCGAAAAGCATCATGCAGAATATCAGGGTAAAAAGAAGGGACAGACTTCACGACAGTGGAGAAATAGCTTTCATCCCTATCTACATCAGCGCAAAGACTATTGCGAAAACATTGATGGGCGCTTAGGTTTTGTTTGCACTACAACCATTACAATGGATGCAATGTTACAAGTAGATCATATCGACGGCTGCCCGGATAATAATGATCCGGAGAATCTGCAAACATTCTGTGCATGTTGCCATATTCATAAGACCGTTACTAACAAGGATTATGCCACTCCCGGACGAAAAACTCTAAAAAATGGTTGACACGGTTACCCAAAACTGCTATAAAGAATGTATAGCAAGGAGATTGTAACATGGCTCAGCAGACGATCAACGAAATCATGAATGAAATGGCAGAAGATATCCGCTGTGATATTCACGGTGATATCTATGGTCACGAACGTTGGGCCGAAGAAATCTTTCGTCTTCGTGCTGAACTTCGCCGCAATCGTGAAAAAGCTATTGAAGATAGCTGGGCCCGTAACCCTGATCGTAGCGGCGGTCAGTATAGCGATGCTGAAATTGCTCGTGCCCGTACGGAGCGGTGGTAATGATTGAAATAGCCCGGGCTATGTTTGCGATTGGACTAGGCATACTGTCTATGATAATTTTTAGAGTCTTTCTTGATGTTTGGAAAGGACGTTGGTAATGGAAGCATTAACCTTTGACGAATGGTATAAAAAGACATACCCCGGCGATTGGGCGTTGGCGCGTGAAGCATTGTCGCCTCCTGCAATAGAACGCTATGAACAAGCAAGTCGGGCATGGGAAGCCTCTCGTGAAAACATCCGTTATTGGGACTTATGACATGAAGTTTCTTGAATTTATACTCACGACATTTGCAGGACGTTTTGTTCTGTTTCTAATGATTGTTGCCGCAGCTTGGGCTTATAAGCTTTTAGGTTGACCCATGACTACTAACGCTTATCTGTTCATGTGGACTCAGTATGGCATTGAAGCCATCGTACCTATCACACAATATGAAGAACAAGACAAGCTTGACACTTGGAACATTCTCAGGGGTCAACCTACGGGCAAGAATCCATTAGACGATATTCTTAGCTCCATGCAACTCAGGGCACGATTCAATCCTGGTCGTCACTATGAAATCTATGCTATGGATTGTGAGGAAGGCATCACCGAAGAACAGTTGTTTGAGTTGTGGGATAGCAACCCTCAATATGCAGCAGACCTGACCCGTGAAAAGGGTGTCTGTATGTTCAATGGTCGCAAGCCATTGCATGAAATCAAGGTTAGGTAATTTTTCGGTTGACAATTACCTATGGCTATTGTATAGTGTATAAGTAATCTGAAATTCAGGAGATAATCTATGGCTCGTCGCCCCGCTCTCATCAAGGCTCGTAAGCCTAAGAAGACCACTGTTCGTGTCGGCAAAGGTCTGACCGTTGCTAAAAGCACTAACACTACTGTTAAGGACCTTCGTCCGAAGGATACTGACATTGTTCATTACGGTCCCGAACCGAATTTCAGTGATAAGCAGCCCAATCCTGAACGCCGCGAAAGCGAACTTGGGAATGCGTATAGTTGGTACTCTCACTTTTATGGTCCTAAGGATGCTAAGATGTTCATCATCCAGTATCTTGAAGATACTAAGGCTGATAAGGAAATCATCAAGCTTGTTCGTAAGGCCCCTGATAATCGCACTGTAACTACTGCTGGTTGGGTTGCTCGTTGTGCTACCCGTGGTCTTATCCTCGAACAGAAGAATATTGATTATATTCAACGGGCAGTTGACATTCTTGTTGACTTTGCTAAGCGCAATGTCAAGGATGATACTGATACTGAAACTGAAACGAAGCCTAAGCGTACTGTCAACATTCAGGAAGTCATGCGTGAAAAGGCTGATGAAGCCCTCGGTGATGTAGAAGCACTGTTTGACGAATTTATTGACGCAGGTTGCCCTAAGGACTTCAACGTTGACAAGCGTGTTGTAGGCGCACTGTCTGCACGTAACGTTCTCCCGCAGCATCTTGCTCTTGCTATTAAGCGTTATCAGCGTCTCCTTGACGAATACCTTGAAGTTCAGGAAGGCAAGTGCGACCAGCTTAAGGAAGCATACAGCAACTACAGTAAGATGCAGATCCGTTATACTATCAAGTTTATCGAGGATATCATCGGTGAATTGAATGGCTATATCAGTCTCAAGCAGGCAACTAAGAAGCCTCGTGCTAAGAAAGCAGTTCCTGTTGAAAAGGTTGTAGCTAAGCTTAAGCACTGCAAGGTATTCAAGGACGATGCTCTCAAGCTTGATCTTACTGGTCTAAGCCCCGTCAAGCTCCATCAGAGCACCGAAGCTTGGGTCTATGACACTAAGAAGCGTAAGATGCATCACTATGTCGCAGACGACTACAGCAAGTGCCTGATGATCAAGGGCAATACTGTTATTGGTTTTGACAAGAAGGAGTCAGGCATCAAGTCGCTTCGCAAGCCTGCTGAACAGATTAAGGCATTGATGGGCAGTAAGCCTGCTGCTCGTAAGTTTTTCAAGGAGATCAAGGCTGTTGAAGCGGTACCAAACGGTCGCTTCAATGCAGACATGATCATCCTCAAGGCATTTTAAAAGGAAAATATATGACAACCCAAATTGATCTAAACAAGTACGCCGATTTTGTTCTTACCGTTTGTTCGGATCCTAGTAAAGCAGTAGACGCATTTGTGTCCCGCGTAAAGGAACTGGATG